ATGGGATTTGATTACAACGTATGCCCAAACAGCATGGAATCTGTTCACGTCTGTTATTGAGTCAGTGTGGAACGGGATTGTTTCAGGAGCTTCCGCAATTTGGAATGCGCTCGGTTCATTCTTTAGTGGATTGTGGAATGGTATTGTTTCTACTGCCGAATCCATTTGGAATAGCATCGTTTCATTTCTATCTGGTTTATGGAGTGGCACAGTTAGCACTGCAGAGGGCATATGGAATGCTCTTCCCGGTTTCTTCTCTGGACTGTGGAGCAGCATCACTTCCTTCTTCTCGTCAGCGTGGAATAGCATCAGATCAATTGTAATGGGAGCCGCGAGCAACATTGTGAATGGCGCCAGAAGCGTTTGGAGCGGATTTACAGGCATTGTGTCCAATGTTGTTAATGGAATTCGGAATGGATTCAATGCACTAAGGAATATCAATCTGCTTGCCGCTGGTCGTGCTATCATGGACAGCTTTTTCAGCGGCCTAACTGCTGCTTGGAGCAAGGTTCAATCATTTGTTGGCGGGATTGCTTCTTGGATTCGCCAGCATAAAGGCCCTATCAGCTATGATGCAAAGCTCTTGATCCCTGCTGGTAATGCAATCATGGATGGCTTGAATCAAGGACTGCAAAAGTCATTCGGGGCTGTTCAGAAGACGGTGTCCGGAATGGCAAGCGATATTTCTGACAACATGTCGGCAAATATAAGCAACTTGTCCATGGCTGGTACACAATTAAGTTCTGGAGATGTCACACAGTCAATTGATGCAAGTGAACGAATCACGCCTAACATCTACGTTCAAAACAACGTTGACAAGAATGGCATTAATAGCATTGTCAAGGAAGCAGACGCTAATGACGCAGCCGTTAGCAGCTACTTCCGACCGATTGGAGGGTAGTATATGGATCTATTAGTTGAAAAGCTCGATGGTAGCCGCTACTACCTAAGCCAATACAAGGTGCTAATAACTGATTTCGAGGAGTCAGCACCATCGGTCACTCGAAACAGCAAGCAGCTCGACCAACGAAACGGCAATATCGACTTTGGAGGCTGGCACACAGACAAGACAATCAATATCACCGGGTACTACCGTGCTGACGACATAGACGAAGAAGAAACGCTTCGTGAGAAGCTGTATGCGCTGCTTTCCGACCCAGACGGGTATTACATCACTCAACTTAAAACAACGCCCGGTATGGCCATGGAACGGCCGGGTGAGACGTATGGCGGTTACTATGATAAGTTGAGCAACTATCCATCTCACAAGCGGTTCCTAGTCTATACGGAAGCACCTGAGATGGAGCTAGTTGGCAACGTCAATGGAACACTATTGTATAAGCTAACTGCTGAATTCAAGACGATGAAGTTGCCTTACGGCGAAACGCCACAGGCCGATATTGATGTTGTCAGCAATGTCCCATACCGAGGGACTGTCCCATGTAATCAGCTCGAACAAGGGTTCTCTATTCGGTTAACTGCGACAGGTCCAGCGTCTTCACTGTCGTTCAAAATAGATGACACTGAGATGACGTATAGCGGTCCCGTGGCTTCAGGTGACGTGTTTGTGTTTAGCGGCTTTAGCTACACACAAAATGGGCTAAGCATCGTCAGCAAGACGAACAAGGCATATTTTGTTTTGCAGCCAGATAAGCCGAACCGAATCACTTGCAATGTATTGGGCACAGTCAGGATTCTTGGTTTCCAAAATCTGTACGCATAGGAGGCGTGATTATTGATTACATTCACAGACGTTGAGAATAATGAATATCAAGCCCAATGTGAGATTGAGAAAACCGATGCGGTTAATGGTGAGAAGTCATTATCCGGGACAATCTATTTTGGACAAGATGTTAAGGCAAACATCGCCAAAGGCTGGACGCTGTCGTTCCTTGATGAAGAATACGTTGTTGTCACATACAAGAAGAACGACAAAGAGAATACCGTTGCGTTCAGCGCCGTTCAGTCATTTTTCTACAAAATGAGCAAGACCGGTTTATATGAGACATGGAATGGCTCGCACCCGTTTGCAACTTATCTTGACGCTCTGTTCGCGGGCACTGGGTATACGTACGACAACACAGCCTCGGTTTCAGCTTTTGAGAAACAAGATTGGGGCATGAGTGACCGTCTGTCGCTATTCAATGACATCATCGATCAAGCAAGCGTTGAGTTCTCTGTTGAAGGCACCGTGATTCATATCGTCCCAGCAATGGGATCAGATCTGTCTACCATCGTTCGCAAAAAATTCAACCTTGATACAGCGGAAATTCAGACAGATAACACAAACTTTGCTACCTATGGCCGCGGATATGGTGCATACAGCAATCCTGATGACACCACAAGCCAACGCTTAGAAGTTGAGTACAAATCACCGCTGTACGATTACTATTATCCAAAGTTTGGAGCAATTGAAGCGGTTCCTGTTGCTGATGAGCGGTACACAATTGCTGGCAATTTGCTGGCTGCTGTGAAAGAGAAAGTCGACAAGAGTTGGAGCATCTCACTCACCCTAAACCTTGTTGACTTGCAATCTGTCGGCTACAAATACGCGATGGCAAACCCTGGGGACTATATCACGGTGATCGATGAGAACCTTAATTTTAGTGACAAGGTTCGGATCATAAAAGTGACTAGTGACTATGATATTCGCGGCACACGAACCAAAACGGAAGTTGAATGTGGAAGCCTGTCATTTGCTGAACAGCAGAAGACATCACAATCAACGCTATCAAATGTGGCCGCTGGCAAGATCCCAGTACCTAATGAATGGCTAACATCACAAGTGCAATTGGCTACTAATAATCTTCTTGCCGCACGAACAGAACTCAGGTTCACTGATCAAGGAATTGTTGCTGTTGACAAGTCAGACTCAAACAAGGTTGTTATCCTTAACAGTGCTGGACTAGGTGTCTCTACAGATGGAGGCCAAACATTCAAAAGTGCCGTCACTGCTGATGGTGTTGTTGCTGACCGACTATTTGGCAACCTTATCTCTGGCATTACGTATGAAACCACAGATGCTGCCAGCGGATATACAATTCGCCTAAAAGGCGGAGCCATGGAATTGCTAAAGGGTGCTGACCTTGTAGCTGGGATCAACCAAAACACCAGCGGCAGTACACTCAACAACTTTGAAGGCCACACGTTGAGTTTATCCCAAACAAATGCCTCTGGTGTAGCGACAGAGGTGCTTGCGATACCAAGCTCTTCAACACATGACAACCCTCAACTATCTGTATACGGGAAAATAAACACAAGATTAAAATTTATGTCTGATGGCGTTATTAATGCAGACAACCTACTGTGGTTAGGGTCACTAAATGGTGTTAATATTGGAGCTTTTGGAAGCGATGGTAAGTTTACACATAGGATCGATGCCACTAGCTCTGAAGTAAAGGTATTTGGTAACTTCACCGTCTACAATGGGTCAAAAAATGCTGCTCAGGTCACCCGTGACGGTGTTCGCGCTACCCCAGCATATGAGTTGGCAGAAAACTATGTCGGCGATATTGGCGAAAGTAAAACGGACGATGACAAAACAGTGCGAGTGGACATTGATCCGCTCGTTTTTGACTTGATTAACACGGATAAGCCCTATCAAGTGTTTTTGACAGCATACAGTGATACAAATTTCTGGGTCTCCGAACGCGGCAAGGACTACTTCATCGTTTCATCAGACAGTCCTGATTCAGCGTTTGGTTGGGAGCTTAAGGGCAAGCGCCGAGGATTTGAGGATCAGCGCCTCGTTGATACAAAAGACACTTACAAAGATTTGGAAAAAATGGAGGGACTGATACCAAATGGCAATCAGAACGTATAAAGTAACTCTTGACACAAAAAATGCCATTGCCCCTGAGCCTGTATATTTGCGGCAGGGAGACAAAACAGGTGCCGTGGTGATTGACGCCTCGGTGACTGATAACGGCTCTCCAGTGTCGCTTTACGGCCTTGCACCAATGTTCAAAGCCAACACGGCCGATGGAAAAGCGGTAATCGCTGACGGCACCGGCTTCAATATCGTTAATGAATCTGGTGGTAAATTCACTTATCAAGTTCCTAACGCGCTTTCTGCTGTTGCTGGCAAGGTTACAACGGCATATTTCAGCTTCTCTGACAGCTCAGGTGCTGAGTCAACCTTCGACGTGGTTTTTGTTGTCAAGAAAGCGGTGGACTTCACACAAGAGCAGGCTAATGATTACATCACCATTGTTGATGGCACATTAAACAGTCTCAGTGATAAGTTGAAGTCAATGAGCACAGACATTCAAACTATACTAAACAACTACAACCAAGGAAATTTCTATAATAAATCATATATAGATGGGCTTAAAAATAATTTGCAGAATCTTGTTTTAAGCAAACGTCACCGGCTCACATATAAAAGCGTATCGGTTAGCTTGACACCAAACGCAGAAGTGCGGCCACCGACAGCAGATTTTGAATTTAAACATCTGGCAAATATGGGGGTGTCAGCCACTTTTGTCGTTATGCTAAACGTGACTGACAAAAACGATCCAAATGTTCAGATGCCTGATGATACAATTATTTCAAAAGCGATTAGCGAGGCGACTGCGGCAGGAGTATCGGTTACGATGATTAAGCCTCACATCGGCACTTCATTCATGGACTGGCTCGACAGAGGAACGTATGAGCCGAGCGATTGGACTGCTTTTTGGAAAAATTGGCAAAATATAATGCTTCACTATGCGGGTATTTGTGACGCAAATGGAATACCAATCCTTTGTTTAGGATGCGAGCAGTATCATTGCACTGATGCGTCAATGATGCAGCAATGGGGGGCTCTAACGGCGGCAATCCGCTCTAAATATCCAAATTTGAAATTGACTTATGCAACAGTGGGTGACGAATACTTCAACGAAGAGCATGCTCAGATCGCTCAATATCTTGATTTTATGGGAGCGAATTTTTATCCAAGCTACACTTATAAAATTGTTCAACCCGATAACGCTGGCGGAATTAGCGTAGATGAATTAGCAAGAGTTTTTTATACAGCTGATCCACGTAGACTAGGAACCGGAAATACACGAACTTATCACGAAATGGTTGATTTTTATCAGCAAAAATATAATGTGCAAACATTTGTCACTGAAACTGGTGTGATGCCAACAGATGATGGGCTAGTGCATTTGGTATCAGACAATGAGCTTGTAAAAGCCAGTGATCCCACTAAACAGACCGGCAGATTTGAAACACCAGCCTTAGCAATGGAAGGTTTTTTTAATGGGCTTGCGCAGAACCCTAATATCATAGGGTTTGCATGGTGGTCGGTAGGCTATCCATTTCATTTCTTTAATGCGCTGGGTGATTCGGTTGCTGAAAATGTAATGAAAAAATACGTAAAAGGCGGGCTGATATAATGGCAGAAAACAGTGGTTTAATTCCTAGCCAATATGAAAACGGACACGGTGATCCGCACAGACAGTATAATCAGTTCTTGAGTTACCAGACTGCTGCAGGAGCTTCAGCTGAGCAATGGTGCGATATGGCGACAATAAAAATTGACAATAGCGGAAGTTACACTAACTCTGATGGTAAAAGTGTAAATCAAATTAATGACAGAAATCGTGAACTAAATTTCTTGAGTTTATCTTTTGATGTAACTCAAGGTGCGTATGGGTCCATTAAAGACTTTGGAAACATTTCGTTAACAATGAATATTGACGATAATGAAAACCTAATTGTTGAACTTGATCAGCACACTATTCATAGCCAAAATCACTCATCAAGTTATGTTTCACCATATGAATTTAAAATTTTTTATAAAAAAATCGCTGCAAAAGTAGCTGGTGACAATACGACAGCCACACAATTTGAAACCCATTTAGTAGCTAAAATGACAGGCAATTTATCACCATTATATATATATCCAAGAATTTTTGAGCATTCAGAACTTGGTTCACCATTTACTGCATTAGGAAATGATAATTACTCGGCAAAAGAGCAACTAGATTATTTGTTCAAAGATTTGCCTTCTAAAGCCTTCATTGACGAAGCCAGTCTTACCTCTCAATTTTCGGGGTTTTCCTCAGTCAGTTCTAAGGACGTTAAGCGTGATGAGAAAGCTCTAATCGTAAAAGATGTTAACGTTATTAAGCTCGCGGAAAACACTAAAATGATCGTTATGGATGGAACATCAAATACAAATTTAACTACAATTGTGCCGTTTTCACAATCGTCAAATGGGTTCACGGGTTGCGAGATTAAAATTATATATATTGGAGGGGCTGGCACAATAAAAAGTGGTGGGGTATTTTCTTATAGTGTTCCTGAAAACGGAATTTTCACAGGAAACAAGGATATTAATTTAAGAAATGGCCGAGTTTACAAGTTTTTACGATATGGCACCACTTGGTTTCTAGAAGATGCGGGATTGGAGGAATAAAAATGAGAATTACAGTTAATAAAGCAAAAGCTAGCGGCTATTTTTGTGGAAGGAAGTGATGACAATGCTAAATAAAATCAGAGATCACCCAACACACACAGCACTCGCCATTGGCATGGTTGCCATTGGCTTGTTTCTAATCATCAATGACCATTATTTCATCTGGCCCCCACATTATTCTGACTGGTTAAACGATGATATTGTGGGGTTTTTGTTTGTCATTGATGGACTCGGGATTGGGGGTTGGGTGTTATGGGAA